AGCGGCCGGTGAGGGCATCGCCGACGGCACCGCCGAGGCCGCCGACGCCGCGGTCGACCAGGCCGCCGGACGCTTCGAGCGGATGAAGACCATGGCGGCCGGCGCCGGTATCGCCGCGGGGGCCGTGCTCACCGCAGGATTCACCCAGGCCCTGGACCAGAGCAACATCACGGCCCGGCTCGGCGCCCAGCTCGGCGCGACCGGCCCGGAGGCCAAGCGGTACGGGCAGATCGCCGGGCAGCTCTTCAAGGAAGCCATCGTCACCGACTTCCAGCAGGGCGCCGACGCGATCAAGGCGATCGCCTCATCGGGGCTGATCCCGCCCGGTGCGACGAACGCGCAGATCAAGTCCATCGCGGCGAACGCCAGTGACCTGGCCAGCATCATGGAAGTCGACGTGGGCCAGGCCGCGCAGGCCGCGGGCACCATGGTCCGCAACGGCCTCGCGAAGAACGGCAAGGAAGCGTTCGACCTGCTCGTCGCTGGCTCCAAGGGGCTCGGCACGGCGAGTGATGACCTGCTGGAGACGTTCACCGAGTACGGCCCCGTGTTCAAGTCCGCGGGCCTGTCCGGCCAGACAGCCATGGGGCTCATTCGCCAGGCGGTGCAGGGCGGTTGGGGCAAGGACACAGACAAGATCGCCGACGCCTTCAAGGAGCTGAGCCTCCAAGTCACCTCGGGCAGCACCGGCGCAGCTGACGCGCTGAAGTCCCTGGGCCTGGACGCGAAGAAGGTCGGCGACGACATGGCGGCCGGCGGGAAGCGCGGCGAGGCTGCCATGGGCCTGGTCCTGGACTCGCTGCGGAAGGTGGGGCCGGACACCCAGACCGCGAAGCAGGCCGTGCAGACGCTGTTCGGCGGCCCGGGCGAGGACCTGGGGGCGGCCCTGTTCGCGCTGGACGTGGGCAAGGCGTCCAAGGCGATGGGCGGGGCGAAGGACGCCGCCGACAACCTCGGCAACGGGCTGCGGGACAGTGCCGCGCACAAGGTGACGGCCTTCAAGAACTCCATGCAGCAGAACCTGGTGGAGTTCCTCGGCACGTCCGTGATCCCGAAGCTGTCCGAGTTCTTCGGCTTCGTGCAGCAACACTCGGGCGTCTTCAAGGCCGCCGCGATCGGTGTGCTGGCGCTGGGTACGGCGTTCTCGCTGGCAGCGATCGGTGTCTGGGCGATGAACAGCGCGATGCTGGCGAACCCCATGTTCTGGATCATCGCCGGGATCGTGGCCGGCCTCGCCGGTCTGGTCCTGCTGGTCGTCACCTACTGGGACGACATCACTTCGGCCACGGGCACGGCCTGGGACTGGGTGGTTGGCAAGGTCACCGGGGCGAAGAACCTGATCCTCGCCGCGATCGGGTACCTCGGCACGATCCCGGGCAAGGTCAGCGCGTGGTTCGGGCAGATGAAGGACTGGGCGATCAAGAAACTGCTCGCCCTGGTGTCGTGGGTGACCGGCCTGCCGGGCCGGGTGTCGGCCGCAGTGTCGAGCATGGCGTCGAAGCTGGCGGAGCGGGCGTCGGCAGCGTGGCAGGCGTTCCAGGTTGCCACGGCGAAGAAGGTCGTCGCCTTCATCAGCTATGTCCGTTCCCTGCCGGGCAAGATCACGGCAGGGCTCGGCGCGATGAATCGGCTGTTGGTCTCCAAGGGCGTCGCGGTCGTTCAGGGCCTGTGGTCCGGTATCCAGTCGATGGGCGGCTGGATCAGGTCGAAGCTGATCTCGTGGGCCAAGTCGATGATCCCGGGCCCGATCGCGAAGGCCTTGGGCATCTCATCGCCGTCGAAGGTGACGAAGGCGCAGGGCCGGTGGATCGCCCGCGGCCTGGTCGACGGCCTGACCGGCTCGTCGAAGCAGGTCAAGGCCGCGTCGACGAAGCTGGCGGACATCGTCCGGGACAGCCTCCGCCCCGGGAAGAAGCGATCCCAGGCCCTCGGCAAGCTCGGCGCGGGCACGAAGCAGCTCCTCGCCCTGGCCAAGCGCGAGGAGTCCCTCGCCGCCCGCATGAAGACGTCCACGAAGAAGCTGGACGCCCTACGCAAAGCGCGCGAGAAGCTCGCCCAGGACGTCGCGAAAGGCGTGCTGGACTCGGCGAACATCACCAAGCAGGACGACAGCGGCTGGCCCGTCACGGCCGCGTCCATCCTGGCCGGCCTCCAGCAGGACACCGCCGCCGCGCAGACCTTCGCGAAGAACCTCGCGGCGCTGCGGAAGAAGGGGGTGCGCGCGGACCTCGTGGCGCAGATCGCCCAGGCCGGCGTCGAGCAAGGCTCGGCTGCGGCCGCCGCCTTGGCCAACGCCGACTCGTCGCAGATCAAGCAGATCAACGCGCAGCAGAAGCTGCTGGTGGGCGCAGCGAACCAGGCCGGGACGACGGCCGGGAACGCCATGTACGGCGCAGGGATCGCTGCTGGTGCGGGCCTGGTGAAGGGTCTGCAGAAGCAGCAGAAGGCGATCGAGAAGCAGATGCTGAAGATCGCTCAGGGCATGTCGAAGTCGATCCGGAAGGCGCTGGGGATCAAGAGCCCCAGCCGCGTCATGGCGCTCGTCGGGGCGTACACCGCGCAGGGCCTGGTGAAGGGCGTGGAGGGCGAACGCTCGGCGGTGAACAAGAGCATGGCCAGCCTGGTGGACACGCCGGCCCCCGGTTCGTGGGATGTGGCTAGCAGGCCGGGCCGCGCCGCCGGGCCGCAGCGGGTGGTGCTGGAGCTGCGGTCGTCCGGCGGCGCTGCTGAGACCTTCGTGACGGAGACCCTCCGTCGCAGCGTGCGCAAGAAGGGCGGCGGCGACGTCGACCTGGTCATCGCGGGAAGGCGGGCGGGGTGAACCTCGACTGCGGTTGAGGTCTGGGGGCCCGGGGAGACTCGGGCCCCTACTGCTGCCCGGACGGCCCCGGCAGTGCGATCACGAACACGCCCTTGCCCTGCACGCCCTGCACCAGGCCCTCGTCGACGAGGACCTCCAGCGCGCTCTTGATCGTGCGCCGGGACACGACCCCGCCGGTCTCTGCCTCCAGTTCGGCCTGGGAGGGCAGGCGCCGGCCTACCGGGATCTCGCCGCGCCGGATGCGGTCGCGCAGCACGTTGGCCAGCTGCACGTACATCGGGGTCATGGCGTCCCGGTCCAGGTCGATCATGCTTCGACCGTAGGAGCACCACCAGGGTTGACATAGATCTGCATAGGCCGTCCGATGACGTGCCAAGACGTACTAAGTTGGGGTGTGACCCACACAACACGCCCCCGGTCGCCTGGCAGGGCTCACGGGGGCAGCCGACTGACTGGAGTCGACATGGCGAAGCGTACGCAGGGCCAGGCCGCCGAGGGCACCCCCACGGGCTACGGCTACTGCTCGTGGCACAACAGGTTCGCTGCGGACGTGCGGCTCATCGACATGACCGAGCAGGGCACCGGCCCGGGCGCGGGGCACTACGCGTGCGGCCCGTGCCGTGAGACTCACCGTCTCGTGCCGTACGCCGACCGGTGAGCGGCCCGGAGAAGACTCCCGAGTGCGCCTCCAACGAACACGACCTCTGCTCGGGCCCTCTGGTCGTACGGCGGCCCGGGGCGCCGGTGTGGGAGGTGCCCATCATGACGGTGCGGTGCGATTGCCCGTGTCACCGTAGGTCCCGGTCGGGCCGCTGAAGCTCCCCAGGCGGAGTGGTCCGGCCGGTTCTGCCCAGCGCGTCCCTGTGTCCGCGCGGGCAGCGGAACGGCCCCCGAGAGTGATCTCGGGGGCCGTTGCCGTGGGTGCCCAGGAGAGGCACTACAAGCGTAGTCCAGTGGGTTACTGATGGGGGCAGTTCTCCACCCACCAGCCGCACTTCGCGCAGTAGTCGTACGTGGCGGCGAGGAGTCGACGGATCATGACGTCACCTCCCCGGGGGCGTCCGGGTCGGTGACGTACTCGATGACGGGGAAGATCAAGTACCCCTCCCCCGGGGTCCGGCGCACCTCGCGCGCAGTGTCCCCCTCAACTGCGTAAACGTCCCCAGAGGGGGGCTCAGGAGCGGGCGGGGGAGTGGCGGACGAAACGGACAGGCGTCGGGCCGAGCGCCACAGGGCCACCCATCCGACGGCCGCCACGCCGAGCACGCCGGCCGCCTCGTCGACGGCGAACGCAGCCGCGACTGCCACCCCGCCGAGGACGAGGAGCACGCACCCGCCAGCGGCCCGGGAGGGGTCCTCGGCGGTGTTCTCACGAGCGCCCATCACACCGTCCGGTAGACGCTGTCGGCGACCGCGTTCACGGCCTGGGCGAGCGGGACCGCGGCGAACCCGGCCACGCCCGCGCTGGTGCCGAGGGTGATCCCGCACCAGGCGCCGCGCTTCAGCTCACCGCCCGTCTCGCTGCCGCCCGCCTTCTTCACCGCGGCGATGAACACGGCGGTGAGGATCAGCACCAGGCAGGCCCCGGGCCCGGACAGCGGGATGAACAGCTCGCGGGCGGCGAGCTGGCCGGGCTGCTCGCCCACGCCCCACAACAACGCGGCGTCGCCCAGCCAGTTGGACAGGCCGAGGACGGAGCTGGAGGCGGTGCCGATGAGTCCGGCGATGCCGAGGGTGGTGAGGCAGCCGTAGCACCAGGCCGCGAGGAACGGCAGGAGTCTGGCCGCGTGCTTGAGGGGGTCCTTCAGGGCCTTGCGGCCTGGCCACCAGAGGGTGAGTTCGTAGCCGAGGATGCAGAGGCCGACGGTGACCCCGCCAAAGGTTACGTAGTTCATGGGGTGTCCTCAGCGGTACATGGCCACGCCGAGCGCGGCGAGGGTGACGATGAAGGCGACAGACCCGGTGATCTTCGGGACGTCGTGAAGCGCGACGGCGCACAGCCCGAGGAGGGCGACCAGGGCGGATCCGGCGAAGAACAGGGCAGGGATCACGCGCCGTCCCGGGCGGTGCGCAGCAGGCGCCGGCCGTAGGAGCCGGACACGCCGAGCCGGTTGCCGATCTCGGTTCCGGTCAGTTCCGGTTCGGCCTGGAGCCAGTTCCGCACGGTGGTGACGCGCCGCTCGAAGGTGGTGTTCGCGGTGTCCTCGGAGACGATGTCAGCCGCGCCGGTTCCGCTCGGCGGAACTACGGGCGGAACTGGTTCCGTTGCCGGTTCCGCCCCGGTCTCGCCGATCGCTTTGCGGACAGCCGCGAAGTGATCGCCGAGCAGGTCAGGGCCGGTTCCGCCGTCGGTTCCGCCAGTTCCGCCCGCGAGTTCCGCCACCGGAAGCCAGGGGCCGAGGACGGGCCCGACGGGGGCCGCGTCGACCGGCTCGGGCTCGCGCTCCACGGTGATCGGTTCCGCCGGTTCCGGCGCCGGTTCCGCCACGGCCGGAACTGGTTCCGCCGCCCGTTCCGGCTGGAGCTCGGAGAGCCGGTGGACGCGCCACAGAACGAGCGGTGCGACCGCGGAAACGGCGACGACGAGCGCCACCGAGACGGGCAGCAGGCCGACCTCGACGAGGTGGCTCGCTGCGTTCACGGCGATCAATGAGAGGACGACCGCGAGGACGTCTCGGCGGGCCCGCAGGGCGGCGAGGGCGTACACGTCCAGCGCGGCCGGGACGCCGGCCGCGACGTAGGTGCCGAAGCCGCAGGCGCGGGCCAGTTCGTACTCGGCGGAGGCGAGGACGGTGAGCACGGCCGCCGTGGCGACCCAGAGCAGGGGGTCACGCTTCATGCCGCCACCTCCAGCTGCTGGCGGGTGAGCCACGGCCGCAGGGCGAGCAGCAGGCCGAGCGGCAGCGCGTCGCCCTTCGCGTTGTTGCAGCTGCGGCAGGCGGCGACGAGGTTGAAGCGCTGGTTCGTCGGCCACAGGGCGTAGGGCATGTAGTGGTCGAACGTGGCGTCGGTCGCCGGGTCGCTGAAGGGGGCGCGGCAGTAGAAGCAGCGGCCGTTCTGCTCGGCGGCGATGCGGATGCGCTTGCGGCGGCCCTGGGCGCCGCGCAGGTGGCCGACGCGGTGGCGGGCGCTCACTGGCCACCGTCCAGCAGCCCGCCGAGTTCGACGGCGAAGTGCCGCAGCATCGCGGCGTGCATCTCAAGCGCGTCGGCTGCCGCGTGCAGGCCGGGCCGGCGCATGGGGTGGTGGTCGCCGCTGAAGCCGACGGACACGAACGGGGCCGTGCCGGGCCAGCGGTCGGCGAAGGGCCGCTGTTCCAGGGCGAGGGTGAGCAGCTGGTGATTGCCGCCGCGGTGCGGCAGGGCGAGGATGCGTTCGACGCCCTCGTGGACGATGTCCTCGCGGTACTGCGGGGTGGTGGTGTCGTGGCCGGTGCACCAGTCGGGGCAGGTGATCGTCACGTCCCCGTGGTCGATGGTGGCCAGGGTGACCGTGCGGGGCGCGCTCATCGGCCCTCCTCCCCGGTGGGGAGGGTGACGGCCTCGGACCAGGTCTTGCCCTCGGCGAGCGCGGCGTGCGCCTGGGCGCTGGTGACGTAGCCGGTGGGCGGGTGCTCGGCGAGCCGCTCACGCAGGTACTGCGTGTCCCAGTCGATGCCGAGCGGACCGCCCTCAAGGGTGCTGCGGAGAGCGATCTTCGCGTGGGTGACGCGGTCGTTCAGGATGCGGTCGTGCGCTTCCTGGTGGCCGATGGTGGCGGGGTGGGGGATGTCGAGTGCTTCGAGGACGGCCGCGAGCAGCTCGCGCACGGCGTCGGTGGGCTTGCCGGGCACGGCGGACGGCATGGGATGATCCATGGATCCGGTCTCCTGGTGTGGTCAGGTAGGTCGGTCAGGCCCTCGGCGGGTGCTACCAACACCCCCGGGGGCCGCATCTTTGCGGTTTTGCTAGGTCGGTATCTCCCTGTAGGCGATCCGACATGTAGACGGTAACCTATCGCGCATGAAGCCACAACGGGCCGTGCTGCTCCTCCGGATCTCGTACCGCAAGGTAGACGAGGGCGAGGACGAGCAGGTCGACGATTCGACGCGACGCCGCCGCGAGTTCTCCAAGGGCATCGGCCGGCAGGAAGAGGACGGCCGCGCGCTCGCCGAGCGGCTCGGCTGGACCGTCGTGAAGGTCATTCCCGAGGACGACACGTCCGCCTTCAAGCGCCGGAAGATCAAGCTTCCCGACGGGTCGACCGCCCTGCGCACCGTCCGGCCCGGCTTCCGGGCCGCCCTCGATGGCCTCGCCTCCGGGGCGTACGACGGCCTCATCGCGGACGACCTGGACCGCGTGGCCCGCGACCCGCGCGACCTTGAAGACCTGATCGACGTAGTGGAGTCCCGCCGGCCGCGCATCCCTGTCGAGTCCGTGACGGGCTCCCTGCGGCTCGCCAACGACGCCGACATCACCATGGCCCGCATCATGTGTGCCGTCGCCAACAAGAGCAGCAGGGACACCGCCCGGCGAGTCACCAGGAAGCACGAGGAGTTGGCCGCCGAGGGCAAGCCGCCCGGCGGCGGATACCGCGGCTACGGATTCAGCGCCGTCGGGCACGAGCAGGTCGAGGAGGAAGCGAAGATCCTCCGCGAGATCGCCGCACGCATCCTGGGCGACTGGGACGGCTGGACGCCCGAGCAGCGCGCCGCGATCGACCCGGAGGCAGGCGAGTCCCTCAACTCGATCGCGGCCGACCTGGAGCGCCGGAAGGTGCCCACGGTGACCGGGGCACCGTGGCGGGACCGGTCGGTGCGCTCGGTCGTCTCGAAGCCGTCGGTGGCCGGCCTGCGCGAGTACCGGGGCGAAATCGTCGGCGAAGCAGTGTGGAAGGCCATCATTCCCCGGGAGCGGTGGGAGCAGGTGCGCGCACGCCTGGCGGGCCGTCACCGGGCCGTCGACCTGACGCTGAAGCGGTGGCTCACGGGCGTCCTGCGCTGCTCCAACTGCGGGCACATGCTGATGGGCTGGCAGGGCAACAACGGGCCGCGCTACTGGTGCGCGAAGCCGCACGGTGGCTGCGGGAAGATGGCGGTCAAGGCCGCGTTCGTCGAGGACGAGGTGAAGCGCCAGGTGCTGGAGCTGCTCGGGCAGCCGCTCGTGCTGCAACGGCTGCGAACGGTCGCCGACACGGAGGTGACCGACGACGTGCGCGCCGAGCTGGCCGCCGACGAGGACCAGTTGAAGGTCATGGCGGGCATGTTCGCCCGACGGGAGATCACCTTCGCGGAGTACCGCGAGGGCCGCGTCATCATCGAGAAGCGGATCAAGGAGTCTCGGGCGCTGCTGACCTCACGGGCTCCCCGGGTGCTGCGGCGCCTGCTGGACGCCGAGGACGTGGCCGCGGGCTGGTCGGCCCTGACCCCGGTCGACAAGCGGGAAGTCGTCCTCGCCCTGGTTCCGGGGTACGAGGTGCTGCCCCATGACCGCAGCAGGGGCAACAAGTTCGACCCCGGGCGTCTGGTGCCGATCGAGGCCTGACGCACTGCGGCCCCTCCCCGTTCTGGGGGGGGGCCGTTCTACTGCTCGGCTTGAAGGCGCGGGCCCGGCTCGGCGCCGGCGCGACCCTTGGCGCTAGGGCCAAGCCATCCGTCCTTCCGGGCTCTGCTGACCCATGTGCGGATCGTCTGCTCTGGGCGCCCGTACGCCTCCGCGAGACGCCGTGTCGCGCCCTGCGGCTTGCCTGGTGCGGTCTCCCGCAGGTAGGAGAGGGCGACGTCCCGCAGGAAGCCGTCCGTCATGGCCGTACGTCCAGCGGAGACTGCCAGAGCCGCCGCCGGCGCGTCGGTGAGGTCGCTCGCCAGCGTCGCCGAGACGCGACCGCGCACGTAGTCGAGGATCGTCCCGATCGGGATCTGCCGCATGAGAGTGCCGGTCACCTCGGCGGAGCCGTCCGGGTCCGTGTCGACCTCGATGCGAGTGACCTTGAGCCCGTGCTCGGCGCGTACTACGTCGCCGTTGATCCGCCACGCGCGGTCTGTCTCGCTCACTGCCGGCCGCGCATCGAACGTGAAGTGGTCCGGGTCTGCGGTCTCGCTGATGTCGAGGCTGAGCCGGACCTGAGTTCCGGGGAGCAGCAGGCCGGGTGGCGGGGGAGGTGTCTTGGCGGCTGTCACCGGGTGAGCATCGCAAACGTGGTGACACGGCGCAACAGTCACCCCCTCTCACCGGGTCATCTCGTTGGGTCGTCCGACCCTCTTGCAATGTGTCGTTGGGTCTGTCAGGGTGGCTACATGCCCGCTACGCCAGCGGAGAAAATCCGCTCTCGCCTGGGAGTTCACCTCGAACTCCCGCAGCCTGACGAACGTCGTCGACTGCGCGAAGCCGCGCGGCTGTCCCAGCAGGACATCGCCGACGCGGTGGGCGCCACCCGGGCGGCCGTCGGCCACTGGGAGACCGGCTTCCGGTCGCCCCGGGGTCGTCTGCTCGCCAACTACGTGGACGTCCTGCGGGTGCTTCGGGAGTCGTCGTGAGCCGCCCGCAGCGCACCCTCGCCGACGTCTACCGCGACAAGCCGCTGACCGACGCCCAGTGCCGGCGCATCGTCGCCCTGCTCGGGCTCGCCCAGCCGCTTTGCCGCCAGAACCAGGACGGCGCCACGGGGGCAACCGTGACGCCGTCTATCGAGACCACCCACCAGCAAGCCAGCTGAAACGCGAACGGCCGGGGGGCAACCCGGCCGTCGCAGAAGGAGTTCTCATGACCCAGATTACGGCCACCACCGCCAAGACCGCCATCCCGCCCGTCGCCCAGCTCGGCGCGAACGGCCGCGAGCCCTTCATCGTCGCCCAGGCCACCGCGGACAAGCGGCGCGACCGCATCGTCGGCCAGGCCCTCGCCGACCTCCAGGACTTCCGCACCGAGATCGCCGCCGCAGGGTCCCTCACCCCCCGCGTGGACCGCTTCATCAACGAGATGACGCTGCTGGTCTCCGTCACGAAGGACCCGGCCAGCGCCCTCGACGCGATGTTCGCCACGCTCGCCGCCGAGGCCCGCAGCTGATGACCGGCCGCACGACGCAGGGAAGCCCCGCCACCGACACCACGGTGGCGGGGCGCCCCCGCGAGGACTGGGACGCCTTCCGCGACGCGGTGCGCGCCCTCCTGCACGACCAGCCTTCCCCCAACCTCGTGCGCGCCGCCGCGCGCCGACTCACGCTCTACGTGCTCTCGCAGGCCGACGCCGAAGTCGCCGCCCGCGAGCAGCAGTCGGAGGCCGAGCACCGTTGATCCAGCCAGAAACACCGCGCGAGGGCCTCGAACTGGTCGTGGTCGGCACCGCCATGTTCCACCCCGAGCAGTTCCCGGCGCTCGCCGCGATCATCGAGCCGGGCACGATCCGGCACCCCCGCACCAGAGCTCTCTGGGACGCCCTCGCCGACCGCATCCCCAAGCGGGTGCCCGTCGACTATGTGGCGCTCGGCATGGACGCCGATCTTGTGAAGGCCGTGGGCGGCCCGGCCATGTTCAGCCAGGTCGGCGCGCACGCCGTCGCCGATGCCCGCTGGCACGCCGAGCAGCTGCGCGACCTCGTGGCTCAGCAGCGGACGGACATCGAGATCCGGCACGCCCTGGAGCAGTTCGCCGATGATCCCGAGGCGGCTCGTGCCGCGATCCGCGAAGCAGTCGACCGGCAGGACGCCGCCGACTGGGACGAGCCGACACGGCTGGAGCCGCCGCCCCCGCCGGTGCTGGACGTGAAGCTTCTCGGAGGCATCGGCGAGATGGCCCAGGCCGTGGCCGACTCCTTGCAGGTGCCCGTGGACCTTCCGGCCTGGTTTGGCGTGGCAGCCGCTTCGGCGGCCGTCGGCGGCCGGCGCACCGTGAGCCCCAAGCCGGACTGGTCCGAGCCGGTGACGCTGTACAGCATGACCGTGGCGGCCCCCGGCGAGAAGAAGTCGCCGTCCCGGTCGGCGATGGTCGCCCCAATCGCCGACGAGGAGCAGCGCCGCAAGACCGCGGACCGGTACACGGTCGCTCGGGATCAGCAGGAACGGCGCATCGCCGAGGCCGTCGTGGCCGCCGCCGAGCAGAAGGTCATCAAGGCGTCGGGCGCCGCGGCCCGGCAGAAGGCGCGCCAGGACCTGGACGCCGCGCGGGCCGAGCTGGACGAACTCGGCGACCCGAAGGTGCCCACGCAGATGCTCGCCGACGACACCACCCCCGAGGCCGCTGCCACCGTGATGGCAGAGCAGGGCGAACGGCTCGCGGTGATCTCCGCCGAGGGCGGGTTCCTCGGCAACATCGGTGGCCGCTACTCCAACCAGCCCAACCTGGAGATCGTGCTGAAGGCGTGGTCCCACGAGCCGCACACCGTGAACCGGAAGAACGGGCCGCCGCTCTTCCTGACCCGCCCCAACCTCACGCTCGCGCTCGCCGTCCAGCCGGGCATGCTCGCCGGCCTAGGCGACACCGCCGAGGTCTTCGAGTCCCGCGGCTTCACCGGCCGGTTCATCTTCGCCGTGCCGCGCTCCCTGGTGGGACAGCGGTCGTACGACACCGACCCGGTACCCATCGAGGTGCGGCGCCGGTACGCCGACGGACTGGCCCGGATGATCGCCACCATCTGGGACGACACCGAGGTCCGAGAGATGGACCTCGACACGGACGCGCGGGCCATCTTCAAGTCGTTCTGGGAGGAGTGGGAGCGCCGTCACCTGGTGCCCGGCGACCTCACGGCCGTTGAGGGCTGGTCGAAGAAGCTCCCCGGCCAAATCCTCCGCATCGCGGCCGTGATGTCGCTCTTCGACGCCCCGGACTGCATGACGGTGTCCGGCGAGACGATGGCAAACGCGGTCGCGCTGGTGCCGTACCTGCTCGCCCACGCCCGCCTGGTGGTCGACCTCATGTCCGCCGAGAAGCAGTCCCGCCTGGGGCCCGCCCGGGCCGTCCTGGACTGGCTCCGCAAGCGGCACCCCGAAGGGGCGTTGACCGCCGAAGACGTCAAGCGCGGCGTGAACGGACAGAGCTGGTTCGAGGACACCGACTCGGTACGGCAGGCCCTCGACGTGCTGGAGCGTCACGGCTGGATCCGCTGGCTTCCGGCGCCCGAACGGACCGGCCGTCGCGGCCGTCCACCGGCACCTCGGTTCGTGGTTCACCCGAGGGTGCTGGAGCCGCCGAGATGAATTTCCGCATTTTCCGCATGGCCTCCAGGGATTCAGGGATTGACGCATGGCCCCTATAGAAGGCCATTTTTCAACCAATTATTACTTAACGTAAACCTTTGGCTACGGCGCGGTGATGTTCCTGGGGTGCTGGGACCCATCCACACCCCCGGGACACCGTGCGAAAAATGCGAGAAACCGGAGGACTCCCGTGAACAGCATCTTCCCGCCCGCCCTCGACGGCGCCGTCATCCCCGGAGGCTGCGCCGACTGCAACGCCGAACAACGCATCCGCCAGGACCAACCCGGCATCTGGTCCATCGGCATCCACCACGACGACACCTGCCCCACCTGGCGCCGCATCCAAGCCCGACGCTCCGGAACCGTCCCCGAGACCTTCAGGCCCCGCCCCTGACCCCCGCGCGGTATCCGGTTACTGAGCCCCCGCGCCTATCCGCGCGGACATGTACGAGGAGCACCATGACCACCCACGACCCCGCCATCGCCAAGACCCCCTATCCCGGCCGGACCGAACTCGACACGGCCAACCGCCAGTTCCGCAAGGCCGTCGCCCGGCTCCACCGCGAAGCCCTCCGCACGAACAAGGACCTCGTGCCCGTCGTCGCCGCGATCGTCCAGGACGCCACCGACCTGCTCACCGTCCTCGCCCGGCAAGCCGAGGGCGTCACGATCGAGGAACCCACCCGCCGCAAGCTCCGCAAGGCCGTACGCGGCGGCTCCACCCGCGCCGCCATGCTGCTGGTGAAGATGGACACGGCCCTGATGGAGCGGGTGGCCGGCCGTGACGACTCCTGAGCACGGGCCCGGCCTGGAGACCCTGACCGAGGGCGAGCTGATCGCCCGAGCGTGGGCCGTCGTCGCCGCGGTCGCCGAGGAGCGCACGGGCGACGTTGACGAGCTGCTGCGAACCCTGCGCTGGCCCGACCTGGCCACCGTGGTGTACGCCCTCGGCAACCTCGCCGTCGACCTCATCGCCGAGCTGCGCGGCCTGGACTGCGAGGCGCCCGAGGACCGCGCGCTCGTCGCCGAACAGGCGCGGCGGCTGGTGATGCGCGGGATGACCGATGGCGACGGCTGAGGAACTGCTCGCCGAGGACGGCGCGGTCGTCGTACCGCGCTCCCTGGCCTCCACCACGTTCGCCGCCCTGGTGCTGTACCTCCAGGGCCGCGTACGAGACGACGGAGGCGCCCTCAGCCCCGACGCACGCGCGCTGCTCCACGCCCTCAACCAGGCCGCCCAGCAGCCCAGTAGCGCATCCGACACCCCAACTCCCGCACCCGCCACCGTGGTCACGTCACGGGTTCTCGGCGTGGCAGAGGCCGCGGCCGTCCTCGGCTGCAACCGGTCGTACGTCCGCCGCCTCTGCCACGCCGGCCGAATCCCCGCGACACGGATCACGGGTGGCTGGGTCATCGAGGCCGCCGCCCTCGACGACTACCGGCACGGGAGGCACCCCGATGGGGAAGCACGTGAAGCAGGTGAAGGCAGCCGCAGCACAGATGAACCTGCGGCAGGACCGGAAGCAGCCTGACCGCAGGCCCAAGGGCCAGCGCCCCGGGCGGCCGGCATGACCGAGCGCCCCACACTGGAGCAGGCCGTCACCGCCGCCCTCGGCGCCAAGCAGCAGGCCCGCGATGAAGCCACCCGCCCCGAGCGTGAGCGGATCGAGCAGCAGGCCGCCGCGGACGCGAAGCTGATGGGCACGCCCGCGTGGGACGCCCTCGGAGGCTTCCGCCGGGCCCGCGCCACCCAGTACGCCACGAGGCCCGTCAAGGGCGACGACACGACCACACAGAACGTCGTGCAGCTCGCCCAGGGGCAGGCGCAGGGAGGTGGCGACGATGCCGCGTGATCTCGCCACCGCACAGGCCGAACTCGACGAGGCCCGCGCCACCCTCGCCACCCTGCAAGAGCAGGTCCGCGACGGCGACGAGACCGTCACCGCGCAGCAGCTCGCCGACCAGCGAGAGTTGATCAGCCTCGCCGAGCTGCGGGTGACCGCCGCCGAGCGCGCCGAGAAGCAGGCCGCCGCCGATGACCTGGACGCCCGCGCAACGGCCGTAGGCGACGCTGTGCGAGACCTCGTGGGCGAGGACTCCACTGCACCCCTGGTGACCGCCGTACAGGCCGTCATGGACGCCGTGGCCGGTCTGGCCACGGCCGCCAGCACCCGCGAGGCCGAGATTCGAGAGGTGGCCGCCGCCGCGGAATCGATGAACGCGGAACTCGGGTGGTCGCCGAACAACCCGCTGCCGTCCGACCGATACGGCTTCCGGGGGCAGGCATCGACCTTCCCCGTCAGCGTGATGGCGCTGGGCCAGGGCCGAGCGGTCGCCACCCCCGTTGGGGAGCTGCTCGGCATCGCGCTGTGTGCGGCGCTGGTGGGCCAGCCGGATGCTCGCCGTAGCGCTGCGGAGATGATGAGAGGTTTGCAGGCGGGCGTGCAGGGGCGTGCGGCCGGTGTGCCTGGCCTGCCCGAGGCGCTGCGGCTGACGGCCGAGGAGTGGCAGCAGCTCGGCGAGCGCGGCCGATACGAGGCGACCGAGCAGGGCCGCCGCCCGGCTCCCGCCGAGGGCTGAGCCGTGGCGCTGACCGTCGGCGAACTCAACGCCGTCCTGTCCGTGGACGACCGTGCGGTAGACCCTGCCCTGCGCCGCGCCGAGCTGGCCATGCGCCAGACCGGCCAGCAGATGGGCGACGACGCCGAACGCGCCGGAGAGGAAGCCGGAGAGCAGCTCGGCGAGGGCGTCCGTACGGGCTTCCTGGCCCATATCCGGGGCGCCCTGGGCCGGTTCCGCAGCGCAGGCCGCCAAGCCGGTGAAGCGGCCGGTGAGGGCATCGCCGACGGCACCGCCGAGGCCGCCGACGCCGCGGTCGACCAGGCCGCCGGACGCTTCGAGCGGATGAAGACCATGGCGGCCGGCGCCGGTATCGCCGCGGGGGCCGTG